GCCGGTAGAAGACCACCCGGTGCTACAGCTCATGGCTCAACCTGATCCAATGATTATGGGCAGCTTATTTTGGGGCTGGGTCATACAAGATTATAAATTGTTTGGCAACACCTACCTACGCAAGATTAGATCTACAACCCGTGGCGTGGTGACTGCTTTACAGTTCCTTCCGCAGGACATGGTTAGACCTGTCGGTAACGGTGTAAACCCGCTAACCCATTACGTTTACACCACTGATGGTCGCTCCTTTGACATCCCCGTTTCTGACATCATCCACATAAGGTACAACCGGGACCCGCAAGATATCCGCTTGGGTAGGTCTCCTGTTATGGCTGTACTGCGTGAGATTGCTACCGACAATACAGCCAGTACAACTGCTTATGGTTTGCTTGCTAACGGCGCTATGCCATCGCTTATCGTTGGTCCTGATGCCAAAGACCAGACCGTAGACATTAGCATCGATGATGCCCGGCAGGTCAAGCGCCAACTACATGAAGACCTTACCGGGGACGGTTCAGGTGGCATCGTGGTGATGACCGGTGCGTATAAACTTGATCGTGTTAGCCTTACACCGTCCGAGCTTGCTTTGGATTCGGTTAGGCGTGTACCAGAGGAGCGTATCTGTTCAGCCCTTGGTATCAACCCGATGGTGCTAGGTCTTGGCTCAGGTCTTGAAAGGTCTACCTACAGTAATTACGAGCGCGCTCAACAAGCGGCGTGGGAAGATGGCATGGTTCCTCTGCTCCGCACCCTTGCCGATGCAATCACTGCTGACCTCCTGCCGGAGTACCCAGAAACACAAGAGGGTGACTTCATACAGTACGACCTTGAAACCGTACGTGCATTGGCTGATGACCTTGCTGCTGAAGCGGAACGTGCAGAGCGGTTGTACAAGGCTGGCATTATTGATCGTGCTGAAGCCAAGCGCATAGCCGGTCTTGAAGCAGTGCCGGAAGATACCGGGGTATTGCATCCATCCGCAATCAGTGTTCAGGCTGGCACCGGTGCATCCCTAGCAGAGACAACCAACGCGGCAGGTATCTTGATTCGTTCCGGTTACGATCCGGGCAGTGTTACTAACTTCCTCAACCTCCCAGTACAGCACACAGGAGCCGCACCGGTTACCTTGCGTGATGAAGCCAAGAGCTACGATGTCAAGGCTGTACCAAACGACGGCATGGTTTCAGCTGCACAGCGTGCGCTTGATTGGAAGGCTGAAGGGTTCAGCGGTGGCACGCGAATAGGTTTGGCAAGGGCTAACCAGATTGTCAACCGTGAGAATCTATCCGATGACACGATACTTAGGATGTACAGTTTCTTTAGCCGACATGAGGTAGACAAGAAGGCTGAAGGCTTCAACAGTGGCGAAGACGGTTTCCCTAGTCCGGGGCGTGTTGCTTGGGACTTATGGGGCGGCGATGCAGGTTTCCGGTGGTCAACATCCAAACGTAACGCTATGCAACCTGACGGCAAGAGCGTTGATTGCTGCACTCCGGGGGTAGTGTACAAGTCTCACCCTTTTTACGGGTACGAGATGGAAAGCATCTCAAAAGAGTAAACAACGACAGTGCTCGACTCTATGCAGCCAGTCAAAAGTTTCGTAATGAACTTTTGGAACGTGAAGGTGTAGCCATCAGCCGGATGCAACGGGCATACAGGGCAGCCACAAAGGCAAGCATCGATGAACTGGAAGCACTAGAGGGTCGTATCCAAGAACGGCTAGATAACGGTGAACACCCGTCCGACACCATACTCTGGATGCGTCAACGCATCATCGATAACATTGAAGAGTTAGGTAGGAATCTCAAAAAGTTTAGCATCGAGGGGGCTACGATAACGGCTGATGGACAACTTGAATCAGCAGTCCTTGCGAATGAGGCGAGCGTCGGCATGGTTGAAGCGGCGGCAGGTCGTAAACCGGCGGGTGTTAGCCTCGGAAGTTCATGGACAAACCTACCAGACGAACAGCTCCAAGCCTTTGTCGGCATGGCGGGTGATGGAAGCCCTTTGGGTGAGTTATTTGCGACCATACCGCAGGTAACCACGGATGCCATGCAGATGGCACTTGTACAGGGTATTTCCCTTGGTGAAGGTCCACGAACCGTAGCACGTCGGGTACGCAAAGCTGCAGACATTGGACGCTACCGAGCAGAGACGATAGCACGTACTGAGATGATCCGAAGTGCCCGTGAAGCACAACGGCAACTTTACACGCAGAACCCAGCGGTGACAGGGTACCGACGCCAAGCAACGCAGGACAGCCGGGTTTGTCTTGCGTGTTTGGCTCTATCCGGAACGCTATCAACCACCGATGAGATTATGCCATCGCACCCGAACTGTCGGTGCGTGATGATTCCGGTAACCCTTAGTTGGGCAGAGATAACCGGGGATAGTAGCATCCCTGATACACGCCCCAAGCCGGTTACCGGTGAAGATATCTTGCGTGGGCTTACCGCTACGGAAGCTCAACAAATCCTAGGCAAATCACGTTATGCACTTTACGCAGAGGGGTTGCCGCTCAGTGACATGGCAACCGTGGTTCAGAATGCTGACTGGGGACCAACCACTAGGGTAATACCGCTTAGAGACCTAGAGGGTTACGAACCAGATCTAACGACATTCGAATAAAAGATACCGTGTGGGATACTTACACCATGGACGTGCTGACATCTACCGCAGACTGCATCAAGAGCGACCGGCTTGGTTACGTGAAGGGTTATCTGGTGCGCTTTGGCGATACCCAGAGTGCTGACCTTGAGGGTGATTATTTCACTAAGTCAACCGACTACGGATTCCCGATGTCTGAAGGCAAGCGCGTACCGCTGAACGTCTACTATCACCACGGTATGGATGCACAGGTTGGCAAGAAGAGCATCGGTACAGGCTACATCAAGATGGACGATACCGGGCTTTGGTATGAGGCTCAACTTGACATGGCGGATGAGTACGGCTCGATGATTGCGAAGCTCTGCAAGCAAGGCAAGATGGGCTTTTCCTCTGGTGCTGCTGGTCATCTGGTAGAGCGTAAAAGCATGGGCGGTGCAGCTGAAATCACACGCTGGCCTATCGCTGAGGCATCGATTACCCCGACACCAGCCGAGTATCGTAACTCAGTAAAGACCCTAAAGGAGTACTACGGCATGGAGCCTATGATGGAAGAAGAAGAGATGGTAATGGCTCCAATGCCTGAGCAATCCCCGGAAGAATACGCCGCATCGGTTTTCAACGATGCCGAGGGTGACCTTATCCACGAAGGATTGGAAGCCTACTACGATGCGCTCTGCGGTGCTATCGAAGTGGTATCCGATCAGAGCATGGCGGATGCTGTGATTGATGAGTTTGCAAGACGTGCAAAGGGCTTGTATGCCATGCACGGCATGAAGAGCGTACAACCCGCAAGCCTGCGGGGTGTTGAACGTCGGCTGCGGGAAGCAGTCGGTCTTAGCCGGTCAGCTGCAAAGCGACTTGCTCCTGAGTGTTGGGAATCTCTGCGGGATGCAGACCAACCAGAAGTAAACCCGGTCATCGTAGTCGAGGCGAAAGCCCATGACAATGACGAACGCCAAGAACTCTTGGCACGTCTGGAGTTGCTAACACAACTATGAATCTGACACAACTACAGAATCAAAAAGAATCTGTGCTTGCTACCGCACGGGAGCTTGCTTCCGGTAACGGTGACCTCGCACAGGTCAAGTCCCTGATGGCTGAAGCCAAGGGCATTGAAGAGCGCATCGAGACAATCAAGGCACTCGGACAAGGCCACCCTGTCGCTACTGAAACACCAGCAGAGCAGCCATGGAAGTCCGGCGGTATCGGACGCAACCCATTCATTGGAACCCGTGACGAAGCGAACTATAAAGCATACGCATGGGGTCAATGGGGACGCTCTATCATGGGCAACCGCAAAGCATCCGACTGGGTCAAAGCTAACCTCAAGGCACAAAGCGAAGGCACGACAACCGCTGGTGGTTTTACCGTACCGGATCCACTGTCTTCCGACCTTATCTACCTGCGTGAGCAGTTCGGTGTTGCTCGCCAAAACTGCCGCATCTATCCGATGTCCAGCGATGTCTTGAACGTACCTAACGCCACGGCATCGACCACTGTGTACTATCCGGGTGAAAATACCGCTATCACGGCATCTGACCTGACATTTGCACAGGTCAATCTTGTAGCCAAGAAACCATCCGTCCTTACTCAGGTTTCCAAGGAACTGGCAGAAGATAGCATCATCGACTTTGGTGCAACCCTTGCCCGTGACATGGCTTATGTCTTGGCTAAGGAAGAAGACCGTGTTGTTTTCAACAATGCAGTCGATAGCACCAGTGGTCTTGATGGCATCCTCTATGCTGTTTATAGCAGCAACGCCACCAAGGCTAACATTGCCTCGCTGCAGGTATTTACAACCGGGCAGACAATCACCTACAGCCCGACACTTGCGAACCTTAAGGGCATGGTCGCAAAGCTTCCGACATATGCTGCTAACGCTAAGTGGTTCATGCATCGCGAGATTTGGTACAACTCGATTGCTCCATTGCTTGATGCACTTGGTGGCAACTCGATTATGGACATCCAAAGTGCCTACGGCCCTACGCCTATGCTTTACGGATACCCGGTAATCTTTGTGCAAAATATGCAAAAGACCTTGGCAGCGACCACGCCTTATATCTTGCTTGGTGACCTGAGCATGGGTACAGCGTTTGGTGATCGGCGTACGGTTACGATTGAGGTAAGCGACCAGTATTACTTCAACCAAGACGCGCTCGCGTTCAAAGCCACAGAGCGTTTCGCTTTCAAAGCGTTTGACATCGGTAACGTGGATTCAACAGCAGCCAACCGTGTACCGGGTTCGCTTATCGTCGGAGCATCCGCAGCTACATAAGCCTAGCGGTTCTTATCTCAAGCCCTCGGCAGACGTGCCGGGGGCTTTTCCTTTGTGTGGGATACTGAAACCATGATGACCAGAGCCGAGGCAATAGCACAAGTATCCTTATTTGTGTCCGCTCAAAGTTACCCGCAGATGTCTACAACCGACATCGGCTCAATCCTTGATTCTTTCTCACGCTTCACCACGTGGGCAGCTGCAACCACTTACGCAGTAGGTGATCGTGTAGTGCCTACAACGCCCAACGGCAGGGTATACGAGTGCCGCGTAGCCGGTACGTCGGGTGCTAATCAGCCAACCTTTCCTGTGTATGCACCGTATCAAGTCAAAGGCTTTACCTTGGAAGATGGCACGGGAGACCCAACCTTGATGTGGGTAGACCAAGGACCAATCAATACCGAGCGCTACGATGTTCGCACAGCAACCCGCCAAGCATGGCTGATCAAAGCATCAAGGGTAGCCGCAGACATCGATGCTAAAGAAGGTACGAGCGACGTAAAACTTTCTCAGTTGATGCAGAACTGCTTGACCATGGCAGACAAGTTTAGACCGGTGGTGTTCGCATGAGCCCGATTCTACGCGCAACCATCAGCGCTGGCATGGTACGCAACCTTTGCCAAGACCGTGTAGAGATTCACCGCTTCACGCTTACCGAAGACGGCAGGGGCGGTGCTACTGAGACATGGCGCAAGGTTGCCGAGTACAACGGCAGGCTAACCAACCAATCAGACACAGAATCAATCGTAGGCGGTGGCATCCAGCCATCTGCACAGTGGACGCTGATAGTTGCTGTCGGTGCTGACGTGATGCCGCAGGATAGGGTTTACCGGGTAGGCGATGATGCCAAGTATTACGATGTGATCGGGTCAGACTTTGGACAGACGGAATTACTTGTA